AGATGTCACCGACAGAATATGAAAACCAGTATTATCAACGGCTAGGAAGTGTCTAGATTATCCGTGGCGATTCACAAGGAAGCTCATTAAAGAACAAGCTAACCAAGCTATGACGACAAAAACAATACCCCACACAGCAACAAAAAAATAAGCGTCCCAGCCAGAGGAACGCTTAAATTTATATCTGTCTGATAATGAGTTAGTTACGTAAATGTAACCGCACATCAGTATTACAGCTATCTGCAATGTATTCACGCAGTGGTTAGCCTTCTTTAGAGTCCTTAGCCTCGGCAATACCACTTAAGTTATGAATTTGCGTCGCGATAGCATCTTGCACGGCAGCGTTTTCTAAGTTCAGCGATATATACCCATTTTTATCAATGGTATAACGCCCTTTATTACGTGACAAGGCCCTGCGCAAGCGTTCTGTCGGATTTCCCATCGCCATCATTTCGATCGCAGGGGATAACAGTGTGGTCATAAATACCCCCTTGGTTACTGTTAATAAATGAGTCAAATTCGCTTACATGCAGTGTATAGCGACCTGTACAAATTTGGAAACAGAACTTGCGTCAAGATCCCTTCACGTTCGACGAACTTAGAAGCGGCCAGTTTGCAAGTTAGCGGCATTTTCGCCGAAATTAACCCTCAGGTAATAGTAAACTATTGTCACGATCACAGGAGATAGGCTGTACCTATGGTTGACACTAAACGGTCAAAATCTTGCTCGATCGCACTTTTTGCACAAAAACCGTGTCCAGATGGCAATGCACACGTCGAGACTTTCATGTAGTATTTCGCCCCCTCTGAAAGTGGCGCTCATATTTTAACCACCACATACCGGGTCTGCATCAACAAAAAGCCCCGCGTTAGCGAGGCTGGGTGTTGGGTGGTCGGTGGGATTGATGGTCACTTTCGGTTTGGGAAGGGAATTACGTTGCTCAAGTCTGGAGCCTCGCAATGCGTATCTTTTAATAGAACAGCAGCCTCAATGGTATCAACCAGAACCGAACGCCCAAAGGTTTCAGTTTCTTCGTTAAAACTCATGGGCGTAATTATCCCAATAATCTCCATCCAATTAATGAGCTTTTCTGCTCTATTGAATCCTATCCGAAGGTTTCGCTGAAGGCCCGAAAAAGACGGCTTCTGGTTAACAACAACCCACTCTATAGCTTGTGCAAACAGTGGGTCATCGAAGAATTTATCCATCATTTTGGTCCACAGCGGTAGACACTGGCCTTCGGCGGCTCCGCCCCATTAACTTTGCCAATGAAGCCGCTTGCCACTAATGTTGTGTTGAAATTGTCTCCAACCAACTCACCAGTACCGGAAATTGGCATAACTCTTATCCAGCGAGTAGCATCATCGTTCACTAGAAATGTTGACGCCATGCGAGATCCGCTTTTATCAAGATCCATCGCCACTCCACTATAAGCAGCGTCTCTCCCCTTTTTGATTATTTCGTAATCGACACCATCAAAACTCGCCTTGCCGACATTTATCTGTGGAGAGAATACCTTCCCCTCGCATAGTTCGGTTGCGGCACTTACATTGAATGCTGTAGCCATTAGCAAAGCTACTGTTCCCAGTAAACGCATCATCATCCCCTTGATTAGCATGGTTTGGTCCATGATAACCAGGGGGTAAAGTAAACACTACCGGCCTTTGGTGAAGTTATAGATCATGCCGCCAGGCTTAAGGTGCTTTTGGACCACTTGCAGCGCGGCATTTTGCATCTCCTCAGCAAGCGCACGACCCATGGCATCGCCGGAACTGGACGTATGAGCTGTTGCTGAACCACCAGCATCGACGTTCACAGTAGTATTGATGACTGGGGCCACTCCACCGCCGCCTTGCGCTCTAACACCTAACCGCCCCGCTGAATCACGCGTTAGGGGCATGATGGCTTCAGCTCCTGCTTCAGCGAATACCCCACCCTTGGCAAACTTAGAGGCACCCTGGAACGTGAAATACTGAGGTGAATCGTAGACGCCATTTACGTACTTGCTGAGGCCCGGCGATTCATAGACTCCGCCTTTAGCGTTGAATGTCACCCCTGCAGCTGCGTTCGCATACGCTCCGCCTGGCGTAGCGCCACCACCAGAGCCTCCGCTGATCCATCCCATTGCGGCCTGCACTGCGTAGGCGACCATGAGGCGGTTCGTCACATCCAGGATCATCTTGAGCATCGACTTGCCGAACTCTTTAATCGACGCTTTGCCTGTTGTCATAAGCTCGGTCAGCATGTCGCTCAGGCCTGTTAGCGTGGAGCTGGCAACATTCTTCACGGCATCGTAGGTATTCGTGGCGACGTCCAGATATTCATTCCAGCCACTAAGCGCGCCGGCTTTCCAGTCGCCGCGCAGTTTATCCTCTTCAGCGTAATAGTTTTTAAGCGCAGCCAACTCCTTCTGATAGCCATCGCTCTCAAGGTCACCACCGCTATTTAGCCACCCCTGCCGTAGTTGAGCCTCTTCCCTTAAACGCTGGGCCTGCCGGCTACTCAAACCAGCGCTATCGCTTAATGCTGCAGTCTTTTCCGCCATCTGAGTGACGTATTTCTGAGAGCTGTCCTGCAACCGATTCAGTCGTTCCTGAATAGCAATCTGATCGCCCAGCCCGGCATTAACCTCGGTCTGAGCCAAAGCTCGGTCTTTGGTCGCCAGTAGAGCCTGTTCGTCTTTCGAAAGCGCTCGGGTTTTGGAAGCCTCCTCCAGGATGCTGAATTTTGAGATCAAATCCCATTGCTGCTTGCGTTGCTGGCTTATCACATCGTTAAGATCACGATGCTCCTGAAGTGTTTTCAGTTGGGCTTGCAATGAGAGGGTTTCGGCATTGGTACTGTCGAGGCTGCGGGTACCGGTATCAACTTTAACTGCAGGCGTTTTCGGTACCTTGGCATCCGCATAGCGCTTCTCTATACCAGCTTTAATCATCTGGTATTCGGAATCAGTATATTTTGCCCGATCCGCCGCGAGCTGCTTGAGTTCTCTGGCACGCTTTACCGAGTTAGATTCAAACTGCTCAAGATTAGCGTCACGCCGCCTGGATGCATCCAGATCGCGCTGGTTAGCCTCAGCCTCTATTTCCTTCTGTTTGGCAGCTTGCGTCTGCAATGACAGCGTTTTCTCCAGTGCGCTGATTTGCGACCGGGTCGAAGCGACCAGCGCCTCCTGATCCTTGCGACGCTGAGCGGCAGCGGCATCCTGGAAGTTGCTGCTTTGACGCCCAAACCCGTAATCGGGGCTTGCTGCAGCGCTATTCTGTAACGTGGTGAGCGTCTCCTGCTGCGCCTTAAGTCGCTCTCTAAGCCCCTTCAGCGTATCCTCAGGCGTGACCTGGCGCCCCACGTTGAGCATCTGATCCCAAGCTGATGCAGCTGAATCCTTAATCGCTTTCCACAGTCGCTCGATATCCCCCAGATTTTCCTTAATCTGGGTCGTGCGACTCTTCATGGTGCTGGCGTAGGTATCGATAGCCAGTTTCGCCGCCCCGGTCGCATCCCCCTGCTTTTGGAGAGCAACAATCTGATCGTAAATGGTCGCGTTCAGATAGTGATATTGCTCGTTCAGGGCAATTGAGGCTTTGACTGGGTCATCAGCAAGCCGCTTGAAGTCGGCGATCGTTTTATCGATAGCCTGACCGGTAGCGCTCTGCATTGCCACGGCTGAGGCCGCTACAGACTCGAGTGCGTTACCTTTGAATGCACCTGTACCCAACGCGGCCGCAATGGCCTGCGCTGCCGCAGAAATTTTACCGGCGCTTCCACCAATACGCTCAGCCATATTTGCAAGGTCTGCGGAGGTTTTCCCAGTGTAACTCCCGGTCAGCAGTAACTGCCGATTAAACTCACTCGCCTCCTGACTACCCTGGTACCACGCTGTCGCCATCGCCCCGGCCCCCACGACCAGTGAAGCGATCCCAACGGTCAGTGGGTTAACGAAGCCAATCATTGTGCGGAGGTAGTCACCAACCCCAGTGAGCGCCCCCTTGACGCCGCCAAACTGGTCTTTTATCTGGCCGCCCTGCTGGAGCAGGATCAGGAACGGGGACTGCCCACCTGCCAGCTGCGTGGCGATATCCGTGAACTGCGCCGGAAGCGTGCGCATTGCCGCGCTGTACTGGCCCACGGAGATACCGGCGCGGCGTGCAGCTAACTCTTGCCGGGAAAGCGCATCAGGCAGCACGTCTGCCACGCCAGAGAGCCGCTCACGCGTCTGGTTAAGGATGGTGTTGAAGTGCTCGAACTGAGCACCGTTAATGCGCCCAGCTTCGAAATGGGCCACCAGCTGTGCGTGCTGTTCATCCAACGAATTGAACGCGCGGATAGTCGGGTCGATGGACCCAAGAAGGTTCTTTAACGCTGCAGACTGCTTCTCTGCCGCCTGGGTAGCGGCTAATTCGGCCTGAGCACGCGCCGCGGCTTCTCCGGTGTCGGTCAGCTTGAGGCGGGTGTCATCCAGGATTTTGCTGTATGCCTGAAAGGTATCGGTATCCAGAAAGCCTCTGGTCTGGAAGTTACGCAGCGCAGCCTGCTGTTCGTCCAGGCGGTTCAACGCCTTGGTGACCGGGTCGATATTCTCCAGCAGGCCTTTGAGGGCAGTCTGCTGCTCTTTAAGACCTTCGCTGCCCTGCTTCGCAGACTCAGCTCCAGCGCGGAATACGCTGTTAAGGTCATCGGCTTTACCTACGGCTCCCGCCGCGGCTTCACCGAGTTTATCCAGTTCATTGCTGGCCGTTTTCAGATCGGATACGTCAGCACGCAATGTGATCGAGGCGATTTGGTCACTCATCAGGCCGTCTCCTTATGCATCACTTTGAGAGCCTCGCTTTCCATGATTCGAATATCAGCCATGCAGGCCGCCGCATCCTCAACCCCGTGCAACTGAAACACCCAGGGGAGAACGTTGTAATCAAGACCGGTCGCACCGCTCGCGCCGACACGCCATTGGGTCGCCAGAGTGGAAAAGACGGTAAAGGCCTCCCATATGGATGGCAGGATCCCCACCTCTTCCTCCACGTCCTCAGGCGTTAAACCAAAAGCGGCTAACTCCGCGAGCGTCGGTCCCGGCGTATACATCGCTGCGGCGACCTGCCTCAGTTTTTTTCGCGGATACCCATCAGCTCTTTGGTGTAGGCCAGGCCGATGCTGTCGAATGCGCGCGGATAGTTCTGCAGTAGGACGATCACGTTATCGCGGGTGAACTCGTCAGGCAGCGCCCAGCCTTCGACGATTTCCATGAGGTAATCGGCCTGCGGCTCTACTGCTGCCTTTTTGCCTTCAGCAGCTTTTTGCAGCTTCTCATCCATGCCGCGGAGTTCCTCCAGCGTCTTGTGCCGGAAGGTGAAGGTCAGCTTTCCATCTTCAGCGCCGGCGCGCGGGATGCTGGCGGTAGCGGAAAAGGTTGGGTTCGGGATCAGGGAGAATTGGGTCATTACGGTTCCTTAGAAAAAAAGAAACCCGCCGTAGCGGGTCTTAGTTAATGCCTGGTAGATACATCTGGACTTCGTCGGCGACGCGATCCCGGGCTGCGTGCAGAAGCTGCTTACGCCCACCAACGCCCCACCGGGCCATCTGGCTGGCGCACTGGCTGATCGCTTTTGATTCGGCACTAATGATGTGGTCGATTTTGTTTAGGCGGGACATGGCACTAATACCCAGACGCACCACGGTTCTGAATACCTCGTACACTTCAATCTCAAACTCTGGTTTTATCCAGGCGGCGTAACGGATTGCCAGTAGTTCAATGCCCCAGGCGCCACTTTGATCACCACCTTTGACAACCTTAAGTGGTTGATTTTGTTCCGAAGCACTTTTTAGTGCTTTGGATTTTAGTGCTTTTACGAAGCGTTTGATCTGGGCGCTACGAAGGAAGACGCTTGGTCTTTGTGACTCTGTGGCCTCACCGTTAGCCACTGCTGCTGCATGGAGATCATTCAGGCTATAGCGCCCCTCGTCGTCAACACGAACGGACACGCCGTTTACCGAAACGGTTGGATAGTTCATTGCTGTGTACCTTTTAAAAAGCGAACCTGTTCACACAGAAAAGCCGCCCCAAGAGGCCCACCGGCACTAACGGCAGTTCTCAGGATCGCTTTCTGAAAGGTTCTTGGTTAGATAGCGCGTGTGAAGGCGCAGTTTGGAAAAGCGGGCGCTGCGAATACAGAAAATTCGCCAGCGGTACTGTTTTACAAAAAGAAAACAAATTGCCCGGCGAACCGGGCTTAATGGCTTAGCTGACAGTGACGGTGCACGCAGCAGAGGTAAGCGTCTTGCCTGCGGCATCAGTGACTTCGCAGGTATAAGAGCCAGCATCGCCGGATGCGACCGATGGGATGCTGAGCGTCGAGGCGGTTTTGCCCGGAATAGCTGTGCCGCCCTTCTTCCACACGTAGGTGTACGGCGCGGAGCCGCCCTGCATCACCACAGCCAGATCCAGTGCAGCACCAACGGCAAGTGATTTAGTGGCTGGCAGGTCAGTCAGGAACGCCAGCGGCATAGCCGAGGAATCAGCGATCGGGTAAATCTGCATGTCCGATTCGAAGTTCATGCGCGCTTCGTTGCTCTCAACGGCGTTGATTTCGGTACGCGGCACACGCTGGAAGGAAACCTTGGCAGAGTAGTAACGATCCGCCTTGCCCCGTGGGTTGTGGAACCAGACCGCAGTGGTATCGCTGGAGTCATCCAGGTCAATCAGACGTTTGTAGATCGCCAGCTGCGGGTCATGTGCGAAGGTGTAGACCTGAACCACGGCGTTTTTGAACGTCGGGATGGTACGGGCCTTATCATCTTCCAGGAACTGCACGCTGATGGTCTGCTGGTCACCACCTTCAGTGGACAACGTCATAACCTGCGGCATGGTGATCCACGAGTCGACTTTGCGCAGCGTTCCCGCGCCGGTGCCCGCAGGGAATTTCTTGGTGTCGGTGGTATCGAAGGCTTCCAGCACGATTTTATTGCTGGTCACCGATTTAACGCGCAGCACCATGTTATCGAGCTTCAGCCAGCCAGAACTGACCTGGATGACATCACCCGCGAGGATCCCGGCAGCCGAGGCAACGGTCAGTTCGCATTCCGTCGCGTTGGAGGCTGCAGTGAAGACAATCGGCGCAAGATAGGCCTTGGCCACGTTGACACGTGACCCATTAGGGATTGCGAATGCCATTGCATTCTCCTGATTTGAGGTAATAAAAAACCCGCCAGGTGGCGGGTCAGTAATCAGCGCGATACTGCATGCTGACGGGGGTGGTATAGGTGATGGATCCACTACTGCCGTTTGGTGCAGATGTCGGGCGATCCTGTATCGGCGTGCGCACCTGCGGCGGGCCGTTGAAGTATACGGTCAGGTCACCATCCACCAGCGGCAGCCCTTCGGGGAAGGCGTCAGCGACAGACTTCGCCAGCCCCCTGGCCTGAGCCACACCACTACCGGCAGGAGCGATGATGTTGAGCTGCAGAATGCCCTGGTACGTACGCAACTGGCCTTCCAGGTCCTGCCCCACGGTCTGCGCAGGCAGGATGTAAACGCGCCCGTATGGCACATTATCCGGGGGAGTGAACGCGATGTTCGGCCATGCCACCGGCAGGCCAAGCGACGAGCAGATAACCGCAACGCGGCTCTCCAGCAGGCCAGCGATACGCATTGACTGGTCATCGGCCATTGCGCACCTCGCTCATTGCCTCACGAAAGTACTGGGCGGCATCCAGCGCAGTAACTCGCACCATTCCGCCCGGCGCCTGTCCTGAGTGGCCCTCTTCCAGGGCTCGGGCGTAAGGCATGTTATTGGTGAAGTAAATCGAGCTGACCTGCCCCACCCGGAATACCTCAAGCACTGCCAGACCGCGAGAGTTAGATTCCTGGCCGGAAGCGTCTGGGGTATCGTTCGACTCTGTTGGCTGGCTATCAAGCCCCACGTACCAGTTATTCTTAAACCGGCCACCGATATAGTTCTCAGGCTTTTTGATGTCCATAGAGTCGTTAACTGTTCGACCACGCTTCAGATATCCCGCCTTTGTGAGGTTTGCCGGGTCATTACGAAGTTCAGCATTATGGTCACGTACCGCAGCGTTATAGGCTACCGCAGTCTGGTTTACTTCCCATATGTCGGGGTTACCAATCGGAGACATATCCACCAACCGCGCCAGGATTTTGATACCCGTCCGGCGCACTACCTCGTCCATCTCCTGCTTCGAGCTATCCACGAACAGCTGAATGGCAGCCAGGAACGGCTGATTAACAGAACTGGCCATCGTTACGCCCTCAGCTGGATGTTATAGGAGATCAGCACATCGGCAGGCTTAACCGGATTCGGCTGCACCACGCGCCACTTTTTGCCGTCGATTTCGATGCGGTCATCGATACGCACCTCTGTTTCGAACGTGGCCGCCAGCTTCTTATCGCCGGTGGCAATCAGGGAGCCGTCAATTTCGCGTGCAGAGTATTCAGTGATAACGCCGGTCACGGTCCCGTTAACAGCCGGAGTGGTTACCTCTTTGCCGAACTGATCGCGGGTTGTGGTGCCGCCGCGGGTTAACGGATAGATCTTCCCGTTCTCGGTGAGCAGCCTGGTTGCTGTTGCGCGCATACGGCGGTAGTCGATTGGCATGTCACCCCCTTTCGATACGGATTTGATTGCCGCCAACCACCAGCCCGCGAAGCGAGGAATAGAACCAGGGGAATGACGGTGAGGCCTTATTCGTTCCCGGCTCGTACTGAACGGTAACCGCTCCCTCGACGCGCTCCATCGTCACCGCTCCACCACCTGCGACCGAAGGCGTGAGGTCTATCTCCTGCGATTCGATAGCCAGGCGGCACTGCGCATCAACCAGGCGTTGCGGAATGGTGTCATCCAGCAGGTCAACGCCATCAAAGCGCACGCCCATGCGCGGCCACGACAGCGGCTGCGATGTGCTAGAGCGCTGGCCGCGCCAGGTCTTCCCTTCCAGAAAGTCCATAGCCTGCATAAGCATCTGGCCGCACTCGCCGTCATCGGCAGGAACGGTATACCCGCGCCCCGCCGCGAACGCACGCAGGTCAGCAACGCTGGCGTAGCTGTTGAAGTCAGGTGAATGGGGCTCGGCAACCAGCATGGTTAGTCCTCCAGACGCCAGTCCAGCGCCAGCCAGTTATCCACTTCGTCAGGGTGAACCTCAGCACTAAGCGGGCCGCCGGGAAACTCTGGGATATCACGCGCCATGACCACCAGCTCAACACCAGGCTGGTCCTGCTGAGCAGGAGTTTGTTCGGCGCTGTTCTGCGCGGCAAGCTTTTCAGCCTCACGCTGCGCGCGCTGCTCTTTGGTTAATCCGGCCATTGGGCCTCCTGAAAACAAAGGGGCCGAAGCCCCAGTGGTTAACCCATGATGATGGTGGAATGTTCAGGCTGCACGGCTGCAACGCCCCACGCCACACCAACTTCATAACGCACCTGACGGTACTGTCGATACAGCGCGATCTGGAAGGTGATGCCGGATACCGGGTCGGTCACGTTCATCACATCGTCGGCGGTGTCGCCGCCTTTTGGCATTGCCGGGGTGCGGCACGCCAGCAGGAATGCGTTGCGGTCGAACGCCATGTTTGGCGAAAACTCGCTCAGCACGGTGATGGCTGCCTGGTCTGCCAGATCCTGACGCAGACCCGGTGCGCCGATGGTGATAGTCGAAGAGGTTGCCGCTACGACCATGTACTGGTTGTCATCGCCATCGAACTTCACTGCGGTCCCGGCAGCAATACCGCCAGTGCCAGCAGAGATAGCAATAATGATGTCGCCCTCTTTCTTCGCGCCGTTGACCTTATAGCCCGCCGCCGTGCTTTTCGCCGTGCGCTTGATGTTGGCCGATTCATGCAGGTTGAAGCCCATCACGCGACCGATGATACCTTCGCGCAGGAGCTGGTCGGTACCGGCTTCATTCGCTTTGAACAGCACGGACTGCTTACCACGAATAGAGGCCATCGCCTCGCCGCCCAGCACCATGCGCATATCGGTGGTTGGAGAACCGTTATCAACCAGGATCTGGCGGGCCAGCGCCGCATCAGACAGATCGTCTTTGATGCTGAACGGGGTATCCTTCGGCGTGCCCACTGCGCGGGATGATTTGTAGTACAGCGCCGCCAGGTCAGCGTCCATCTCATTGCTCAGCGCACGGAAGGCCTGGGAAAACTGGTCAGCCAGGATGACGTCGTAATTACCTGACGGCCCGATAGCCAGCTGTTCTTCACCGTTCCATTTGACCGGGGCCATTTTGGATTTGGTGATTTTGACATCCACGGTACCGATGTTCTGATCGCCATCGTTCGGTGCGGTCGCTGCAGGGGTGATATCGACGGTGGTGGTTTTTGGTGCCACCGGCGCGGTGACGGTCTGGTCTTTAGCCGCAGCATCAGCTTTCGCGTTGCGCGCCACGGCAGGGATGAAGCCCACTTGCTCGCGGGATACGCGGTTCAGTGCGGTGTACAGAGTAGGAATCAACCCAGTAAGCGTATTGCTCATATTCTAAATATCCTTTCGATTAATCGACGATGCTGACGCCGTCGCTAAGCGCAGCCTGCTTGCCTGCGCCATCAAGAGCGTCAAACGCACCGCGTTTCATGGTTTTTTGCCCGGCCTGATGCTGCGACTGGTGGGAGCCACCGCCGCTGTTGCCGGACGCTTTGAGGATGTAGTCTTTCTGCGGATGCAACTCGACCAGTGATTCCAGCGCTTCATCGAAGCCAGCCAGTTCGCCAGGCTTGGTGCGGGAGAACACCTTGTTGCCCTGCCCGTCGTAAGCCACGACCTTGCCATCTTCGATTTTGAAGTTCTGACCGAAGTGGGAACGCACAAACTCAGTCGGGATCGCCATCTTCTCGGAAATGAACTTCGAACCACCGAAGCGGCCGCCGATCATCTCGTCGTAGAGCTGGGTTTCGAGCTGCCTGGTCTTGCCGTTCGCTTCGTCCAGTTGCTGCTGGAACACCTTGGTGATTTCGGCCTTAACCTGGTCAACGGCACCAGCGTCGATCAGCTTCTTCTGGTCGATTTTGGTCATCATGTCCAGGGCCTCGAGCGCCTTGGTCGGGTCGCTGATGCCAGCGAATTTCGCGAGACTGGCTTCCGCCTGCTCCTTCGCTTCACGGTGGGTTTTGGCCTCGCCGTTCAGGGAGGTGATTTTGGTCATCGCTGCGGCTGCGTCGAACGGGAATTCTTTGCCGTCGTCATGGACGTACACAGGCATACCGTTTTCAACGACCACATTGCCGTTAGCATCAAGTTTGAGTTTCATTGTTTTGCTCCAGCCTTCCGGCCATTGGTAATAGGTCATCCGACCCGGTCACCGCGTCGCATCCGCTCAGCGGCAGGCATAAAAAAGGCCGCCCGGAGGCAGCCTGTTAGATAAATTCGACGGTTATTACGCCGCGCAGTTTGCGGGTATAGACTTCATCGCGCTTTCGCTTATGGACCCGAATGGGGTATGGGTAGAAGCATGCTATTCCTCGCTTAACATCCGCCCATACGCAGCGCTTGACCTCGTTGCCGTTAACGAACACTCGGCGCTTACCGCGGCCATCATCCACATGGTGAAAATCGTCGTTGCGCATACCCTACCCCTCAAACGCCGACGCATCCACGCGGCGCAGTTCGTCCAGGGTCAGGAACTCCCCGGCATCATTGAACATCTCCGGCACCGTGATTTTGCCGTCACGTAGCATCATGGCGCGGGTGACGCCCAGCACCTGCTCCTGCCGTGCGTACGGTTGACGGGTAAGCCAGTCGGCATAGCTGGTATGCGCTGGTACCTGCCCGTCCATCGAGGCGCGCGTAGCGCTGCTCAGCTCGCCAGAGGATATCTGCAATTCTTCCCATGATTTGGTAATCAGGATTTCGCCGGAGCGGCAGCAGAAGTGGATTTTGCCGGGGCCGCGCAGATACGGCACCACATGGCCCAGCGGCTTGCCGTCGAGGGTGTAGAGTTTGCGGTCGCGGATAATGCACCACTGAGAGGTATGCGTATCCAGCGTGGAGGACCACTGTTTGGCCTTCACGATATCGCTGTTGGCCTGGGCGAACTCCTGACGAGCCGTGGCGGCCATGTGATTCACAGCGGTGCGGGTCACCACCGCCAGGTCGCGCCGGGATGCGTTGATCACCCCGTCTTCACGGTTGAGTTTCGGCGTGCCGGCAACGCGTCGGACAATCTGCTCCACCGTTTCGCCCTGGAGGAACCCAGAGCGGACAGCGTTGGTGATTTTGTCCAGCCGGTCGGCTTCAAGTTTCTGGCCCCACTCCTTCAGCAAGCGCCCCTGAAAGGGCTGAGCCGCTGCTGCGGCGTATACCTGTTCGGGTGCAACGCTTTGCAGCGGTACATGCTTAAGGATCTGCTTCGGGATGATGCTGCTGAAAAGGTCCAGCTGATACCCGGCCTCATACTCAACGTAGCGCGTCAGCTCGCGTGCCAGCGCCGAGTTAACCGGTGCGTAGGCCTGCTGATTCAGTTCACGCACACCAGCCAGCAGCGAAGCCAGGCGGCGGGCGCTGTAGGTATCGGCACGTTTGCCGTCCAGCAGCACCAGCAGCTTAGCGGCCAGGTCGGCGTCCACTCTGCCGAGCAGCGACACCATCCGCCGGGCGACGCCCGTACCGTAGCGGTTAACATACAGGCCGTGCGCTATCGTCTCGTCCTGCAGGCGATCGTTGACGGAACGGGCCATATCACACCTCGCCAGTCGGCGGTTCGGTCAGCGTGGCCGATTCAGCCAGCAGCTCGCTCAGCACCACATCGGGATCTGCGTCAGCGTCAATCAGGTTGAGCTTCTGCAGCGCCTTAATCGCGTCAATACGGCGGAGGTCACCACCCTGACGGAGCGACTGAATAGCCAGCGCCGCCGGAGGGTTGAACTCTTTCGACTCGACATCCAGCTCGGTGCGGACATCGACGCTGCCGCCGTCTTTCTCGCCGATGTACTCGGCCATGATTTGCAGGATGTTGTCGATCGCGTCTTCCAGGCTGGTTGCCATGGTGTAGAGCGGGGACTGCTCCTGCATCTTCTCTTCTGAGGTCTGATCTACAGACTTGGTCGATGTGTTATCGGTACGCAGCAGCTTCGCGCCCGCCTGGCGCATCTGTTCCACCAGGTCGGTCAGCGACTCTTTGCCAGCACCGATAGAGGAGCCGGTATGCTCGACGTATTCGAGCCCTTGTTTCTGACGATCGTTAAAGCTTGCCGCAGAAGAGGAACCAATCACCAGCTCCTGCCCTTCCTCCAGCCCGAACACGGTAAGGATCGGCACGCGCGCAACGTGCAGAATGTTGTCCTGCTCACTCTGGCTCTGCCAGTGCTTAACGTTCAGCAGCGCCATATTGAGTAGCGGGGGTGAGCCGCACATAAAGCCGGTGCGCTTCGTGTAGAGCGTGACCAGGGTGATGTCCTGCCGGGATGTTGTCCATTCATCGTGCAGCGTCCAGTTCGCCTGGGCATTGTCGCCAGTAGCCTTCCGGTAAATCCGAACCTGCCCGGGCGTCAGCAGGCGAATCTGCTCGACCTTTGTCTGCCCGAAGTCGTCGCCGTCTTCGACCACCACCTCTTTGATGCGCAGCTCGGTGAGTGCAACCTTGCCGCCGGTCATCTTCGACTTCCAGCCGATCACCTGACGGGGATTCAGCATGGTGACGTAGGGCCGGGCGCCGGTGGCCTTTTCGTCGGCTTTTGTCCTGACCTGCTCCGCGTCCACCCGCGGATAATCCACCAGCGCATGGGACAGGCCGTATTGCATCGCCAGGCTGAAGAAAGCCTGCGCCCAGACATCGAGGCGACTACCTTCCAGGTCAATATTTTTTACGAACTCGCGCAGCGCATCCGGGACGTTTTCGCCCAGCTGGATTGGCTCAGCGAATACGCGTCCTACGTTCTGGTTGATCGTCTCTTCGTAGGCTGGGAGGAGCGTGGCCACAGCCAGGCGCTTCTTGTAATCCTCTTTGTCCTCTTTCGGCCAGCGCGGCAGATAAGCCTCACCAAGCTGGCGCATGTACAGCGTGCCGCCCATCAGAGCGTCGTTGATGTCCCACGCCTGCACCATGTTCCCATAGTCCAGATTGGGTGTTGAAATATCAGGCATGGGTTTAGAGCCTCAGGCTGGTGACTTTGCCGACTTTCTTCGGCGGTGAATGCAGGACGGCGTAGCGCGTGCCATCCCAGTCATGATCTTCCTGCTGGGTGTCTACATCGTCAGGGTTCTTACTGTCGCGAACGAGAACCGGCACGCGGCTTATCCAGCCCCGACAGTAGTCGAATACGTAGAATGCGGGCTTCTCAGGAGTGCCTGATTCCAGCTTCTTGCCCTCAATGACGGCTTCGAGCATGTCAGCAAACAGGGCTGCGCCGTTCACACGCGATCCCGGTTTCTTGTTGGATGGCACCCACTTAACGCCCTGCGATTCCATCTTCTGGGCAATGGATAATTCGTCATCGCCGGTATTGTAGATAGCCCCGTCAGCAGGGCCGGGAACTACCTTCTTGCAGATGCCGGGCATAATGTTTAGTTGCCCCTGAGTTACCCCGTTGAGTTTTATCTCCTCGGGCTCAGCAAGCTCTTCGCCCACCAGCCGCTTATCCACCCAAGCCACACCTTTTGCGACGTTTGTGGATGACATATTCAGGCCTTTATTCAGTTCATCAGGCGGGCAGCCATACCATTCGCCAATCAGGATCAGCGACCCAGCCGGCGGGCAGAACTGGCGACCATCAGGCAGCTCGGCGGCGGTGCCGTCGGCACGCGCCCACCAAAGGTTTGAGAACGGTTTCGACTCACCCCAGTCGTGGGAGCGGTCAACTGTCCAACTATCCGGAATGCGGAACGGCTTAATGACGTGATGCGAGGCATTCCATAGATGGTCAAAGCGCCCGCCGCTGGTGACATCCCATGAGCCCTCGACCCATGCTTTGCGCCGGTTCGGGTCCTTGATGGCCATAAGTGTGGCTATGTACTGGGGATCCAGATACGGGTTCTCTTTGAACGAGCCGTGAATCGCAACACGGGTAAGCGTCACGTCCTCTTCGCGTTCGGTCTGCGGGTTAAACACCTTTTGCGTCTCGCGAATGATGGTGCCGCGCGGCGCTGGCTCGATGAAGCGCTTCTTAACCCAGGAGTGGCCAATGCCAAACGGGTTTGTGGTGCTGAACGTCTCCAGTGGGATCGGCCTCAGCAGCGAGCCATCTTCCCGTGGGTAATTCTCCGGCCTGAACGATGAGCGCCGGCAGGAGAACATCATCTCGTAGAACTCACCAGACTGCTGCTTGGTCAGCTCGTTGAAGCCAATGAACGGGAACTCCTGACCGTGATAGTCCCAGTAGTCGCCCTCTTCCTTCCCGAAGCGGAACAACAGCTCTTCACCGGTAGGCCACACCCAGCGCAGCTCAGATGCTGACGCCAGATAACGCGCACCGTCGTTAAACAGGCGGTACATACGCTTCGACTGGGTGATGATGTCGGTAAGGTTCTTATACTCGGTATCGAATATCACGCCACGCCAGAACGAGCCATAGCCCAGGCCAACGAGGCGACGGAAACGCGCCAGCTGCGCGGCAGTTTTACCCGGACCGCGCGTTCCCTCGTAGAGAATTTCGTTACAGGGGCAGCTCAGTGAGAGCGATTGCGATCCCGGCAGAGGTTTCCAGACGGCTTTGTAATTCATCCACCAAGAACCTCGCTCTGCTGCTTCTGTGCTGCCGCTTCCCAGCTATCCACGTTGTCGCTAGTCGGTACCAGCATGACGTTGTGGGTCGCTACGACTTTCTGCTCAACCTGCTCTTTGAAGGCCTGCACGCGAACGTGCTTACCGAGCAACTCAAGGTTCTTCACCTTGTCAGGCCACTTTATCTTTTTGAGGATGGTTTCCGCCGTTTCCTCGTCGAAGTTCTGTATGGTCGTGCTGATATCAAGCCCGGTGAGCGTGGTTCGCCATGACTTAGGCCACATGCTGATCGCTTTGAGGCTGCCGTCATCATTGAGGATATCCAGAACGTCCATTTGGTCGATTTCAACTAAGCGTCGGAGCACATAATCAGCATCAATACCCACAACTTCGTTGCGCTTCGCTTTGAGTTCGGCGATTCTGTTTTGGATGTCAAGTTTTGACAATAGCTGGGCGGCGATGCGGTTTGCAGTTTTGACGCTGTACCCCGCCCGAATAGCCGCTTGCGTGGCGTTTAAATCGATGAGGTACTCGCGACAGAACATATCCTGTTTGTCGGTGAGTGCCATTTAAATACCTTTGGGAGATGCTGATGGGCAACGTAAAGATTTACGCTGGCTTGGTTAACGGCGACCTTATGCCAATCATTGAAGATAAAACCTCAGAAGAGATTGTTACTGCCTTCACTGGTGATGATACTGGTGTACCCCCAACATCTATTACGATTGAGGTGATTACCGAAAGTGGTTGTAAGGTCAGAATTTACATACCCAACAGCTCCGCTGATGCCAGCGTAACGGTTGATGAGAAAGGAGTGTAGTCCTACGCATCGGCACAAGTGGTGATATTCGCTTTGAATGTAACAATTAGGAAATGCCACAATTAATCGTGGGTCACGTTACTATCATAGGTAATTTTTAAATTTAATATTGAAGTTATTATTTTTTCTACCGAAATTTAGTTTCAACCCAACTAAGGTAATCACTATGAAAAAAGACACCACAGCATCTAACGTCCCTGCAGAATCGCCCGCAGAAATTGCCCTTGAGACTAAAGATGTCTCATTATCAAAACCTTTCTGGTCTTTTCTCAAAGGGCGCGGCTTGGGCAAAGGAATTGACATATCGGAAAAGACAGCAGCTACTTTAGTAAAACATTCGCAATCCTCTTTAACTGAGATCCATGACAACACAGCTCGCTCGACATCAGAAATAACGGCCCGAAGCGTCGAAGCTATATCTAACATTGGTGTTGCTCATGAATCCAAAGCTTCAGAAGCAATTGAAGCCATCGAGCGGGTTGCTATATCTGGGCAGCAGTCGAACACCCAAGGTTCGCAAACCGCCACTAAAGGCATTCTTCATTCTGCGGTCCTGGTAATTGGATTGGTGGGTGGTGCTATCGGCATTATCAGCAGCGCAAAAAAATAACACTCGTTACCATTATCAAGCCCACCCGCAGATGAGCTTTGTAATGGTTTAACCCAGCTTGGCGCGCACCAGTGCATCTTTGGCTTCGAGCAGCTTGCGGAGGCCAGCAGACTTTTCCGCACCGTCAGGCAGTGATTCATCCATCAGGGTCGCAAGATCGCCAATTGGCTTACTCACTTCCTGCAGATGTGCAGGGAGATGTTGATACGCAAAATATTTCATGGTTGGAGATGGCATTCTTTACCCTCAGTTAGTAAAAAGCCCCGCTATTGCGAGGCTCGTGATAGTTCGATTTTTCGGATGCTGGCCTTATCGATATTGCACTGACCCAGCGCCGATAGCAGGCTCACATTCAGATCCAGACTGGCCCCGTAGGTCAGCGGGTCAGGAATGGCTGGCTGCAGCGTCTCAGCTGTCAGGTTTGCCGGAAGCGGCACTACCGGAACCTTCACGTAAACTGTCCGCGAATTGCCGCAGCCGGTTAGCAGCTGCAGGAGGCACAGGCCGATGAGCGCAATCATCATTCGCAACAGCCACTTTGATATCTGCCTGGGCTCCCTGTGACTCCAGTGTGATCTGGTTCTTTGCATCCTGGTTAGCCTCTGAAATGGCGTTGATGATGTTCACGGCCTGAATCACGTTGGCGGTGACAGTGTTTGCCGATTCGGCCTGCTGTTCTGCGCTATCGGCCCGGGCCTTTTCCCGGCTGGCTTTGTCGCTGTAATACCAGGCTGACCAGCACACGCCACCAAACAGGCAGATGATGAATAAGGCGATCGCAATAAGGTAATGGGGCTTCATCAGAACACTCCCGGCGCTGATGGTGGAGTACCCGGGTTAAGCGGCCCGGCTCCACCGTTAAACAGCTGCGGCTTTTGCTGCCATTCGCAGACTGAACGTTCTATCTCGCGTCGGGTTATCAGCCCCTTCCACTGCTGCCCACCAGCATACGTCCAGCGCTGCAGCTCTTTGCAGGCACCCGTTACATCACCGGAGTTCAGCTTTTTCAGCAGCGTTGATTTGCCAAACGCGCCAGCGCCCACGTTATAGGTGAACGAGTAAAGCGCCGCTCTGGTGGTCTCAGGGATACGAACCTTAATCAACGGCTCGATGGCCGCTGCCACCTTGCGCAGGTCTGACTGCAATAGGGCATCGCATTCCCGGTTGGTATAGCGGTAACCGCGCCGAACGTCAGCTCCAGTGTGTCCGTCGCATACGGTCCATATGCCAACCACATCCTGGTATGCGTAATACCTTCGCCCTTCCAGTCCGCCAGCATTGCCCAGCATAACCGCTGCAATCGTGATGGCTCCCGAACCGCCAGCAATCGCGGCCACCAGCTTATTCCTCAGTGTCGGGCTCATGCTGGCTCCTGTTGCGACGGTTTTCTTCGCGGATTTTGAAGTACAAATTTGTCAGGTACGTAAGAACAGCAACTACTATGCCCACCAGTACGCCAATGGCGTTCCACTGCTCAGGGCTGTATGCGTTAAGAATGCCGTTCAACACGCTCCCCGCAGAGGCGCCATAAGCTGCGCCGGTGGTAATTTTGTCCATTCGAAACATCTCTCACCTCCGATAATTCCGGGGTGCTGTGTGTAGTTGGGATCAGGCTCTCCGGACGAATTAACGACAAGGCGATTGATGGGGTTTTCCGGGAGCCTGAAATAAAAAAAGGCCTGCTTTTACGCAGGCCTAAATGATTTGGAAATTTAAGTAGGTAGGCGTGATACTTCGCCATCATCCATACAGCAGCTGTGTCGAGCAGCGTCACTGACCGGTCAGGATGTCCGGTTAATAGTTATGGCTTGGTTCACAATTTAATGATAGCAGCATTAACGAAGCGCAAATAAAAAAGCCTGCTTTCAAAAGCAGGCAATATTTAACTCAGGCATGGATACTAAGATAGGTGCCGGGTGCCTCCCGGTGACTCGTTACCAGTTATACGAGCCGCAAGCATATTTACATCATCAACTGGATTGCCCCACCGCACAGGGGGATTCACCACTTTTAAGCCTATACCATATATTGAAACGCAGCGGTCTTTTTTCAAACGTGTGGCGGTGTCAACGGCCCGGCTAAAATTTCAGCCTCGCCGTTATCGCAAATGTCATCGCCCTGCGTCAGGTGCCAAACGCCAGTTATGGTTTGGCCTGTCTCAAGGTCTTCGGTTTCGCCGTCAGTGTAATAAGCCACCTGAACCTTGCCACCGTAATGTATCCAGTAAAATCCTTCTTCCATAATCATCGTCCTCTGCAAGCTCTGACAGAACTCATCAAGATGACATTATCTGATATGTAAACCGGAATCCAGGCTTGCTGTGCG